ACTCTAATTTATGTGGCGGTTTCAAGAATGGTTGAATATATTCTTGAGCTAAAACACCCATTTCAATAGAAGATTCCAATCCAGCTTTATTTTTCAGCGGATTTCCCGCTCCATCTTTAGGGTTAAAATTAATAAATACAGAGTCTGTATTTTTAACAATTAATGGAAATCCAGTATTAAAATCTCCTTCGCTTGTTTCAATATCATATACATATTCTTCAAAATTAGTATTACGTACATATTCTATTTTTTTAATTTCATTCTCATTTTTACGCATAGTATTAAAACTACATGTTATTTTTATTATATTACGTTTATCACTTCTGGTATTAATTGAAGCATTAAATCCAAGTGATCGAACTAAATAATATAACATAGATGACCCTATTTTACCTTTATTAGTCAATATAATATTTTTTGATTTTGAATTTTTACATTTATATCCGTCAGCTGCATAATATCCACATAAGAAAGCTTTTCTTATTTCATATGAACCATTCATAATATTATTAGGAATAATTTTATATTTATCTTTGTTATAAAATTGTTGTCTATAATCTACAGCGTATTTTTTAATATTTCCAACAGGCACAATTTTATATACACCTGAACTATTTATAGTATCTAATATTTTAAACTCATTATCATATACTTCAAAAAGCAATGATTGTAATATTAAACATAAATCTAAATCCTGATTGTTTAATGCCCAACTATATTTAATATCACTTTTATATTTATAAACACCACAACTTCCATCTCCATAGAAGAAACCATACATGTATGCTTTCTTATTTTCTAATGATTCGCATGATATATTGTATTCATTAATATCTTTTAAAGTAATTTTAGATTTTATCTCATTTTTCATATCAAAATCTATATAATTATGTAGTAATTTATCACCAACTTTTAAATCTATTGGTTTAATTTGATTTTTATTCATATCTAATAAACTATGATCTTCAGTAACATCAACCATACTTGTATGTGTAGTAATTCTATAAATTTTTTTATTTGTTTTATGTCTAATAATTTTTCGCATTGGTTTCCATCCATTACTTGTTTGAATTAAATAATTAGAATTAAATGATTTTTGTTTATCATATAAATCATCAGTAAATGGTTTAAAATTATCATATTTAGACCATTCTAAATCATTTATATCATCAATTTGTTTAATTACAATATCGCCTGTATTTATATTTTTTAATAAAATTGGAGTATCACCTGTTACACTATCCCCATACACAATCTTAGCCCCATCAAAATGTTCTTCTACTTTGTCTTTGGCCAAATACAATAATTTACGCCCCGTTGCGGTCGTAGAAGCTGCAATATCTTTTAAGTAAATTTGACTTGTTGCCGCACCGAGCTGACCATATAGAGAATTGGCTGTCATTTTGAAAGCGAGTTGCAAACCATCAAAAACTGATTTCTCAAAATCATTATAAGTATCTTTAATAGATTTAACTAATGATGTGTCAAATGATTCGGAAGAACCGTCTACTTGCGTCAAGGTGTAAACACCATCTTTTTCATCTAACAATCCTGATTTTGAGTCCATATTTTTCTCGGTGAACTCTAAAGTCTTAAATTTAATCAATTTCCGTGTGTTCTTACGAGCTTTAAGCAATGAACGCAATTTATTTGGAATGACTCCTTTAGAACCATCTAATGGTTGGACAAACCGACACACTTTTTTACCATTTTTTCGCTTACCTTTGCTTTTCACCTTTGGATCTACCCACACATATACATCATGTTCAATATCTTCATAACCGTATCCTATTTCTTTAAGAAGTTCAGCTCCTTTTTCACCTAAATATTTGGCTGATTCCGGAATATCTTCTAATATAATAGAGTCATGAGACAGATTTTCACTAATCATTGAAGATGGATACAGAGATGCATAATCTAAAACTGTAACTGGTGTATCAAGGTAAATACCTGGCTGAGGTTTTAAAACAATAGCACCTTCATAGCCATCATTATTGGCTTCTACTTCAGCCTCATCATCTTCGCCATAGTCAAACATATCAACATTTGTATCTGTCATAGCAATTATATTATTCCTTGCTGTTTTAGATACTTCCTTTTCATATTTGATAACCGGAATTAAAAAGCCTTCGTTTCTACACTGCTGAGACACCAGACTAAAGATTTTAACACCTTGTCCTCGCAAAAACAAATACGACAGTGGAACACTACACACATTGGCCATACCAATATTATTAGTAATAATCTTCAATTTATCTATAAGATTATTACATAGCGCACAATCCTGAATACAGTATGTCGCCACAATGCAACGGTCATCGGCACTTCCATCTTGTAGCCTAAAAATATCTTGAGGGCTCACATCATCTTTTGCCAATGTCCATTTAGGTTTTAAGTCCATAATTGAGGGGTCAATAGATTCATTTAATGTAATAGTATTATCTTCTAAAGAAACGGCTATAATCTTAAATTTTTTATCCTTATATTTCTTATCAAATCCATAATTTATAGTAATAAAATGTCCTACATTCATTATTTCAATTCCTTTAATTTTCAGTTTAGCGCCATTAATGTCTGTTATTTTATCATTAATAAATGTTTCAGCCACATAATCTAACTTATAGGACACTAAATTAAAATCTTTCTGGACGATTTTAAATAAATCCATAACTATACGACCTTCCATCGTAATATATTTTAAAATATTATCGCCAAGCGCCGAAGAAGCCAATTTTTTTTCTTCCATTCTACTATTTTTAATCATATTTTCACCTTCTTTAGTATTAATCCTAATGCGACCAAGCTTAGAGAATTCACCATATGGAATTTCATTATAACCACCTTCATCATAGCCAAATAATTCTTTAGCACGCTCCCACATAAACGAGAAATCAAACCCAAAGATATTGTAACCCGTTATAATATCTGGATCCAGCTTCTGGATAAATTTAGTCCAAGCCAATAACACTTCTGCTTCTGTTTCATACGCTTCTACTACAGCTCCTGGAATAGGAGAACACGACTTAAGTGTTATTATATGTTTCAAATAACATTCAGGTTCACCGTAGCGCTGCACCGTAGTGCCGATTTGAATTACTTTATCGCCTTCAACTTCAGGAAACTCATTATCTAATGAACTTATAATACGGTTACAATAGGTGTCTCGTCCATCATCTATTTCTGGAAATTGTTCATCAAAATAGGAATACAACATATTTATACAAAGACTAATATTATTTACAATTACAGGTGCATAATTAGTTTGAGCATCATGTGAATCATTATCAAACTCAAATTCTTCATTAATTTTATTTATTTTTACTAAATCATTATCTGTATAATGTGATAAATAAATATCCACAAAATCATTAATACTATTATTATCAATATCACAATCATTTTTAATAAATAATTTTTTAATTTTTTTAAAGAGCAAGTATATTTGTTTTAATGCTTTTTTTGCTATAGCTTCAATAATCCTTTTAGCAGGTTTCTTATCTGTTTTGGTATAAATAGTTTTAACAATAATTTTTTCGCGTTTATTATACAAATTTCTATTACTCTTTTCCTTCAGTTTTTTAATGCTTGTAGGTGTAAATGAATCTTCAATAATGTTGGAAATTCGTTTACTATAATATGTTTGGAAAGTATGAATATCATTTTTTTCTGTGCTAAAGAAATATTTCAAAATTTCAGTTGCCATAATCTTATAGTTTTCATCTGTGCGCAAAATAGAATGAATATCATTAATGACTTTAGTTTTAGATTTTGGAGATGGAATTTCTTCTTCTTTTGTATAGACACAATGAATATCCGCCGATTTTGATTTATTTTCTATATCAAATGCTAACTCTATACAATCTTTAAGATAATCAACCTGTTCTGTTTTACTTTGTTTTTTTTCACTATTAAATAGCTTGTAACCATCATATATTTCACACCCCAACTTCTTATAATTCTTTCTTGGAAGGGGAAAATCACCATGACTACTGCTACATTCTATATCAAAAGAAGCAATCAACATTGGTGCAATTGCATTATTGTCAATAGGTTCAATCGAGTCAAAATCAATATCAACGTCAATTTGGCACTGCGACGTCTTTTCTGATTTTCTATTAACAATATATGAGCCTCCAGGAATCTTCACCCACCCCGCAGCCGACAATTCTTTTGTATGAATAAACCGGATAAATGGACTAATATTTGACTCATAGATTTTAAATTTAATTGGAATATTATTATTAAATGATTTAATAGTTATGCCTTCCTTAATAAGCTGATTCACTTTATTCATAGCCATAGTGTTACGAAATGTAATTTTAATAAAACTAAATAGTTTATTATTATTAAACCCATAAAAATCTTTACGTTTTACTAATTCTAAAAATAAGACATCGTTAGAATAAGAACTAAATTGTTTTTTTTCTTTTGATTCTTTATCTAATCCCAGTTTAATAGCTTCAAACAATTTAACTTTGTGTAAGTCCGTAAATGATTTGGTAACTTTAATGAAGAAATAGGGCTTAAAATCATTATTATTTACAGATACTGAATATCCTTCTTTAGTAACACCATAGAGTTTAACAACATGCTTTCTATTTCTAATAAATTTCTTATGACTTCCCTGATCCGGATTCAATTCTTGCTTCATTTCATTTGTACCAAACCATTCTAGACACTGAAATATAATATCATTCTTAGCATTTATTTTTATAGGATTGTTTCCTCGTAATGTATCCATGATGATTACAATTTAATTAATATACATGCGGTAATTTTAAATCAATTTTAAAAACCTTTTTAAGAAAAAGAACCTTTTTAAGAAAAAGGTTGACCAAAAATAAATAGTAGTTTTTTTTTTATAGTTTTTGTCTAAACTTTTTTTTAAAAAGGAAGCTTTTCAAAAAGCTTAGACCAAAACTTATTATTTTTATTTATTTTGATTTACTTTTATTAAAAGTATTATAGTTTTTGGTCAACCTTTTTTTTAAAAAGGTTCTTTTTCTTAAAAAGGTTATGGATATGATTATTTTACTTCATATGTTACATTCTTATCTAACTTACTAAGATTATTGTCAAATAATTCTAATATCTTAGATAATGTACAGTAAAAAATATCTTTTTCATCGTCAGTTTTTAATTTCTCTCTTATTTTTTCTAAATCTTTAAAAACGTTCTTTGTTAACTTATGAATATTAATTTTATACTTTTTTTGTATATGATTTATTATATCAGAGAAAATCATTTTCATAACTTCATCACTTGTTGAATTATTAAATGAATATTGAAAAATATTATCCCAAAATGAAGTATTTCTTACTTCATCTATTATATTATTTTGTTCGGTTTGATTATAGCTTTTAAAACCATATTTATTATACCATGTGCGTCCATTTAATAATATATTATATAGTCTTAAACTTATTGAACACTTATTATCTGGATCTTGTGAATTAAAATAAGTTATACTTGATACATCATATAGATTAATATATTTATAATTTAATCTATGAGCTATTTTAATAATATTTGTTAGATTTTTTCGGCCATTTAATTCACATTTAGACAAATTTTCTATATATATTTCTTTTTTTTTAGTATTAAATTCCAATTGAAAACATGTTTTATATGGATATGATTTAGATCCATTACCACTACTTATACTATATATTATAGCTTTTGATTTCTCTATTCTAAAAAAATAAACGTAATGATTAGTTTTTGAAGGTGGATAAAATTCTTCTAATAATAATTTTATTTTATTTTCAATAGATTCATTAAAATTACGTTTTCTTATAGATATTATTTTGTTTTTTTTTTCACTATTTTTTTTTTTATTAATTCCAAAGAATTTTTTAGTAGACTTCATTAATAATATAAGACTAATTTTATTTTAAAGATAAACTTTTAAAAAAAACTTTTTCTTAAAAAGGTTTTTTTAAATATTATATAATATTAGATGGAAGATTTTACTACTTTTTTTTTTATATTGATTTGTGCTTCAGTATTTTATGTGTATCTTGAGAATAAGGCTTCAGATGTAACATATGTACGGCTAAATAAAATAGAATATTTAGTGAGGAATTTACCTGATAAGGAAGAAGCTGCATTATTACTATCAAAAATAAGAGATAGATTAACTAGTATTGTAGACAAAGTATGTTCTAATATTGATTCTAAAGATAATTCTAAAGAACATAATGCCTCTTTAAAACGGTTAAAAAAGAATTTTAAACCAAATAATATAACTGAAAGTTCACCAGGTAATAAATATACTTCGTACTCAATTAATAAAGGTGATAAAATTGTGTTTTGTTTAAGAGCTAAAGATGGATCAAATGATTTAGTAGATATAAATACGATGATGTTTGTTGCAATTCATGAATTAGCCCATCTTATGACTAAATCAATTGGTCATACTACCGAATTCTGGGATAATATGCGATTTCTTTTAAAAGTGGGGATTGAAATAGGGGTTTATAAAAAACAAGATTTTAATAGTAATCCGGTTGATTATTGTGGAACAAAAATTACTGATACACCATTAAATAATTAAATAATTAAATAATAAGTTTAATAATTTTTTTTTGTAAATTTATAATAATGAAACTAACTCATTATGGTTTATTTAGTGGAATAGGGGTACTCATATCTTTAAGTATAATAAGGTATATTGATTTTAAATTAGCGCTAATTTTTATTTTAGCTATTACAGCACAAACAAAAATTAGCTCTAAAAATGAATCTACATACAGTTTAATATCGTATCTTTCAATAATACCAATATTAGTAATTATATTTAACAAATGTTATAGAACTAAGGAACTCTTAGTTGGAGCTAGTATTATGTTAGCTGTTGGACGTATAGGTTGTTATTATGCCGGATGTTGTAGTGGTAAAATAGCACACAATCATTCTTATTTCAATCTATCATACAATAAAAATAAATATATAGATAAAGATACAAAAGTAACAGTTTATCCAACTATTATTATAGAAATAGTAATCCAATTTTTAATTGCATTCATTATTTACAAATCAGATTATGCTATTGTATGGTTTGGCATACTAAATGCAGTATTAGCGTATTTTACAACAATATGGCGCAAAGATGAACGTATTAATACAGTATCTATACCTATAGCGTCATTATTACTGGTTTCATTAATTGGTTATTTAAAGTGCGGACAAATTAAAAATTTTAAATTAAAAGTTCAATTATCGTGGTGGATGTTTATCTTTGTTATAATGATGAGCCTCATTGTAAGCAACGATATAAATGTAAAATCATTTAAGACCAATTAATTTTTTCTAGCATTATATTAATGTCTTTTTACAATTTAATAAATGTTGTAACAAAACAACATTATTTATTTATTCAGGGCGAGTCCCCATTTAAAAAAAAATTATCTCCAGATCAGGTTGAATCACTACACAAACAGTATAAAGTACCCAAAAAAATTATATCAAATGCTACTCATATTTTTAATTATGATATTAAAAACTATAGTATAAGAGATTTGAAGAAGTTAATATTTGTATTAATAGGTGTGCCGTTTGAGAAACAACATTTATGGATTAATAACAAATCACCATCAAATGATATAGTTAATAGTATTATGCGAAGAAATAAATATGATGAAACCGTATTTAATACAGGTGTTTTCAAGAATTTCCCACAAACATTAGGATATTTATATAAGGGTGAAGAAGGTATTAAATATTATAATCCAAACTTATTAGAATTAGATTATGACGATATTACCCATAAGGATGCTAGTGATTTATATATTGATTTACATGCGAATATAATAGGCGAGTATGAAAATATAAGTAATACTATTTACTTTATTGATTATGATTCATTTAAAACTTTAGGCATAGATGATTCTTCAGAGTTTAATTTTGATAGCATATATTTTTCTAATTTAAGATCATTAAATGAAGATGAACTTCCTATAAAATTAAAGGAATATGGTGAAATTTACAAAAATTTAAATAATAATAGTATTGACTTTCAAAAAATAGATAATGAAAAAATAAGTGCTAAATTCAAATTAAAATTTGAAAGTATAGAGTTAAGTAACTTAGTTATTTATATAAATCCCAACAATTATGATGAATTAAAACTTGAACAGTTGTATAGTAATATTGAACCTAATGATAAAAACAATATAATATTTATTAAATATAGAAATATTATTCGTAATGAGAACTATAAATTAAATAAAAATGCATTGTATAAAATAAAAAAAAAAGGATTTCCTATTGGAATTTCGAATCATAATAATTATTTTATAAAATACGAACATAATAAATATGAACCAATTATTTCACTTAAGCAAATTGAAAATTGGAAAAATAATTTATATATGATAAGAGAAAGAGACTATAGAATAAAAAATGAGGAATTAGTTTTAAAAATAGATTTAAGTGATATTAAACCTAATTTATTTTGTACACTAATTATTCATAATAATGGTATGATTGAAATAAAATTTTTAGAAATTAATAAAGAATATCTATTTGCTGACGCATTATTAGATGATATAATAAAAAAAGTAAATGAATTGCTTACTAAATTAAAAAGGAAAGAATCGCAACTAAAAACAATTAATAATGATAATCAAAAATTAATTAATTTAGATTTTATAACTAATTTTACCATAAAACATGAACAGACCGTTACACTAATTGATATAAAAAGGGGGTTTGAAAAATATCCGTCTTTAGGTTTTATTATTGAAAATGATGAAAACAATATTACATTTAATTTTAAACATACTAATTTATATAACAATTATGAAAATATTAGAATATTTTTCAATAATTTTAAATCTAATAATGAAAAATTAAGTGTAAAGGAATTTCGTGAATTATGGCTTCAAGAAGCTAAATTAAAATATAATTTAGCATCGGTAGACTCTATTAATCTTCAAACAAGATTTATTGAAGAAGGTGAAGTAAAAGATGCTAGTGATAATATAGATATTGTTATAAGTAATGGAATAGATGTAAATCATTTTATTGTGAGGATTAAAAATGGAAATAATTATAATAATATTAATGACATAAATTCAGTTTTAGAAAATATAGTATTTGAAATAATTACTAAAAAAACTATATCTATAGGTAAAGCTTCAGGTAAAGCTTCAGGTAAAGCTTCAGGTAAAGCTTCAGGTAAAGCTTCAGGTAAAGCTTCAGGTAAAGCTTCAGGTAAAGCTTCAGGTAAAGCTTCAGGTAAATCGTCAATAAAACAACCATTAAAAACCCAAACTTTCGTTAATGATGATGAACTTGATCTAGAAATTCAATATTCTAATTCGAATGATAATGCTAATGATAATGATAATGATAATGATAATACTAATGATAATGCTAATGCTAATGATAATGCTAATGCTAATGCTAATGCTAATGCTAATGCTAATGCTAATGATAATGCTAATGCTAATGATAATGCTAATCAATTAGAAACAAAAATGCCAACTTCTATCCGAATGTATATGGATAATTTAAGAAAAAAAGATCCAAAATTATTAGGGTTTAAAACATCTAAAACTGTAACTGCGTGGACGAGACAATGTTCACCAGCTATGAGACAACCTATAATTGTAAACAATTTAGAAATTGATAATATGAAAAAAAGGAATCCATTAGGGTTTGAAAAAATTAAGGATACTATTACAAATTGGGGATCATCAAATAAATCTTCAAATCATTATATGTGTCCGCGTTTATGGTGTATAAAATGTAAATTAGTTTTAACTGAAAAACAATTATTAGATAATGATAAAAAATGTCCCTTTTGCAACGGTAGAATCATAAATGAAAAAAAAATGAAAAAAGGAGAAACTATTATTTTAAGGAAACATAAATATTGGCATAATACAACTATTCCTAAAGATTTTAAGGAAGATATTAAAATAGAACCTAAAAAAACTAAAGAGCAATATTTGGCGGAATGGAATAAAGATGGTATTTTTTATAGTTCAGAAAAACAGGCACAACCTGGATTTTTAGAACCTAAAAGACATCCTGCAGAGTTATGTATGCCTTGTTGTTTTGCATATTCACCTAAACCAAATAATATAGATAAATGTACAGATGTCAATATAGATTATATAGTGAATGATAGTAGTGGAAAATATAGTATTGATGATTTAACTAATGATAGTATACTAAATAAACACAAATTATACAATGGAAATACTGTATTGTTAGTAAATAGGAAACCAGACAATGGGTTTTACACTATAACAGAAGATGGACCTGTGAAAATGGAAAAATTAATTAATAGTAATAATTTAAAAATTAATTTTATTAATGGTATGGTTGTAACAGATAATACACAAAAAATTTATAATGTTAATAAAAATAATGAACTATATTCTGTTAAAGAATTAAAAAAAAAAGGAGCTAATGATGCTAATGAATATATATTGGGTCCAGAAAAATTTCCTCTTGGAAATAATAAATTCGGCATTTTAACAAAAAAATTAGATAAATATTTTAATAAGAGTAGTGTCAAATATATAGGTAAAGTGAAGGAAGAATGTAATATATTAGTTCGAAAAGGGATAAATCAAAATTCAAAATATTCATTTTTAGAAGCAATATGTTCATTAGATTATAAGAGTTGCGAAGATTATATAAAAGAACTATTAGATTTCATAACACCAGATGTATTTGTTTCATTAAATAATGGTGAAATTTTTAAATATTTTCATGAGCAAACTAATTATACTAAACATTTAAATAGTTTTCTACAGTGGTGTTATATATTCAAAGATAACCTAATAAAATTCAAATATAATATATTAAATGAAATTGGATCGAGGGGATATAATGAAGCAAATTGTCTAAAAGATATGGAAACAGATAGTAACATTCGACATTTATATAATATTTATCTATCAATGGAAAATTATAAGAAATATATTGGAGATTTAAATATTTATAAAGACTATAATTTATTAATTGATTTAGTATCTATGAAAGAAGACTTAAATATATTTATATTAGAAGAATCAAAAAAAAACAATATTAAATTATTAAATCCACTAAATGATGATATAAATAATATTTATAAACATGGTAGAATTAATTTATTACTTTATAAGGTCAATACTTTATTTGAACCACTCTATGAAATAAAGAAAAATAGCTCTGGAAAACTTGACAAATTGACACATGATATAACGAATGAAAAAATGAATAAGAAAATAAATAAATTATACAATCTATTACTAAAACAAAATGAAGTATTATCATATCATAATGTATTATCACAAATTAAGGATAGCGACTATGATATTAGATATATAATAGTTGATAAATATTTTAAAGGCGTTGGTATTTTGACAAAAGGGATGCTTATTATACACACAGCACCATTTAACATAGATTTTGATATTGATTTTATTTATATGAATGATGTAGTAAGAATGCCTATTAGTGATGCATTATACCATTATAAAAAAATGTATACATTTTTAAATATGACAACTAAAATAACTGGATTAGTAAAAGATGGAGATACAGTACACAGTTTAGTATGTAATAATAATTATATACCTATAGAAATTGAAAAATATGTAGAAGGTAAGTATAAATTAGATGTGATTGACGAAAAGTATATTGAAAATTTAGATGAACTATTATTTAATTCTATTATTACACAGGATGACCGTTTAATATTTAAAGATGTGCATGATTTAAGAAAAAATTTATATAATAATTTAAAATTAGAATTGGCGCATTTTTTTAAAACGAATAATAAAGAACTTAGGGAACACATTGATTTTTTCTTACGGAACAACGTTATCGATATCCAAACGAAACGCCACCAGTTATTAGAATTAATTAAACATTTAGTGTCTAATTTTATAGTTATTGATACGCCTAAATTAATTAAATCAAAAGATAATTTATCATGTCAAGAACTAAAAAATGACCATTGTATTAATAAATGTGGTGATAAAACAGATGGTCGCGATTTAACATTATCCTTTGACAATATAGAATATAAAATTAAGCCTTCAGAGTGTGGTCTTAAAATAGATAAGATTAATTATGACGTTTTTTATAGAGCAATAACAGAAGAATTATTAAAATTATATAATGTGCGTTCCGATATATTAAAAGGAAATTATAAATTACCCTATGATAAACCTGTAAACGAAAATATAATAGTATTAAATCGATTAGATTATATAGAAAAAATAAGAGAATTATACCAAACAAATAAATATATTTACATAAATAATTATTTCACCTCTATATTAGATACTATAGAATATAAAAAAATATCTAAATCAAATGTCACCAATAATGCAAATAATAAAAAATTATCTAAGAAAAAAATGAAATCAAAAACGCACGCAAAACCATTAGATTTTAAAGTGGTGTCTAAAAAAGCTAAACCTATTAAGTTTAAAGTAGGATCTAAAAAATTAGATATAAATGCTGATTTAAAAGATATTTATGGTAAAGATATTAAAACTTCTAAGGTTCATAAGGCCGGTAAATGTGTGTTTCCATTTAAGGTTAAAAAAGTTTGGCCTGAAGAATCCTATACAGGTAAAATGTTAGGTAAAGAAGTATCAGGAAAAATGAAAGAAATATTAGTGGATGATTGTGTCAAATCTGCGCGGAGTAAAAAATACGGATACTGGTGTGCCACTTCGGTCGATGAAAATAATAAACCTGTAACATTTGGCTTATGTAAGCCACATCCATACCAATCTAAGAAAAATAATAATGCTAATGCTAATGCTAATGCTAATGCTAATGCTAATGCTAATGCTAATGCTAATGCTAATGCTAATGCTAATGCTAATGCTAATGCTAATGCTAATAGCAAAGACCCCCTTAAACCTAATAAACCTAAGCCAAAGAAGAATTCTAATTCTGGCAAACCTAAATTAAAAAGGAAAAATAATAATAATACTCCTAAAGAACGAATAACTGTTGATTATTATTATGATCCAACAACTAAAACAAAAAAGATTGCTTCTAATTCTAAAATAGGAACATGCAAATTCCCATTTCAAGATAAAAGTCATAAAGAAAAACCTAATTTTACATGTAAAAAATCAAAAGTAGGAGAATGGTGTGCTACCAAATTAAAACCAAACAATATCTTAAAAAGTGAATGGGGATATTGTGTTCCAGAAGGAATGACGCGTGAAGAATATAATAAGCTTTTTTAGAAAAAGTAAAGCAAAAAAAAAAATACTTTAAAAAAAAAGCTTTACCAAAAACAATTAAATTAAATAAAAATTGAAGTTATTTTAACAAATAAGTTAATAATTAAATACTATGAAATATCTTTGCTCCAATTGTAATTTTAAGACCACGCTTTATTTCCACATAAGAAACCATTTCCAAACTAAAAAACATAAACTAAATAGTAATATTACAGGTAAGGAATTGGAACAAAATAGAGACATGTATAAGCAACTCATGATTAATTATTAATATTAATATTAATAATCAATTATCAAAAATTTGTGTCCTATGAATATCTAATGCAATAGCACCGCATCCAATTTCGTTTCCAATTTGATTCGACAAACTTCTAATATAAGTTCCACTACTTACTTTTGCTCTATATTTTTTTATAATTGGTTTTAATCCGGTTAATTCATGCTTATACGATTCAAAGTAGGTGTTCCATATTGTATCTATTTCAGGAACCCTAAATTTAGGCTGATTTATTTCACTTAAACTATAAATCATAGTCTTTATTTTTTCTTGTAATTTTTCATAAGAATCTATAGGAGAATCGTATGGAATTTCTTCAAACTCGTATATTTCGACGGTTTTACTTGGCAAAGGCCTAATACTATCAATTAAACCAAGTTTAGACCATTCCCACAACGGTTTCTTGTTGACTACAATTGATGAATATGGAGGATACTCTTGTCTAGTCTTTCCAACATATTTATCTAATCTTATAGAATTTATATTTTTTTTAAATTTTTCGGGGTTATTATATGCGTTTAAAATACCTAATACATCAAATGTATCGGTTCTAACCCCATATAATACTTCAAACTCATAGGTTTTATTATGAGCTATGTATATATCATGCATTTTACACTCTTCATTTACGAGCAAAACCATAGCGCCACGCGCCATAGGATCTAACCGGCCTGCAAAACTAACTTTTTTCACATGTTTATTTTCTTTTTTATAGATTTCAATTAATTCGTTTGGAGTTTGACCGATTGGTTTATAGATTGATACTGGCATAAAACTTTTTTATAAAAGGTTTTTTTTGGGAAATCTGTGATTTCTCTTTTTCTTAAAAAGGTTTAAAAAGTAAATAATTAATTCAATTTTAAACTTTTTCATAAAAGTTTAGACAAAAACATTTTTGATTTTACTTTTTTTTTAAAAGTTTTTTTTGTTATGAAGAATTGTTAGAAAATATTATCTATCTTTAAGAAACACCAAAATTGAAATAAAATTTGTATTGTTATTATTAACAAATGTCTTGGTTTAATACTACTCATGTGGACGAAACAGAAAAATTGAAAGCTCTTCAACTAGAAAAAGACTGTTCACAAACGTTAGCAAGTAAAATTGAAGTGATAAGACATGACCATACTAATCCATTAATTGCTGTTGGTGAGAGTTTCGATAATTCGGTTGGATGGGGTGAAGCTCCCGAACTGACGGTTGATATAAGTCAAAATAGTTTTAAAGTAGTAGATAAAGGCAATGGGTTTGAAAGTGTAAAAAGATTAGATGAATCATTGTTATTTGGTAAAAAAAATTGTAAATTAACCGAATCACATGGTGAAGTATTTAAAGGTAAATTTGGTATGGGGTTACCTACTGGTTCAATTATTGTTGGGGATAAAATTACAATTATAACTATGATTGACGGTGTAATTCATACATGTATAGCAGATTGGGCATTAATGAAAACTAAAAATACATGTATACCTATAACAAGAAAATCAACCGACGAAGAAATTGGAGAGTTTAATTCGTATTATGGTTGTGGGACACTCATTAAATATGAAAATTTGATAAATGTTCAAGTATTACAACCTAAAAAAATTCATGATTATGTTAAAACTTTATATAACCAAATTAGTTTAGACAAACCGTTGCCTAAAATTTCAATTATGCAAGACCATACATTATGTGATTTTGGTCCCCGATTTGAAAATCCGATTGTAAACTATTTAAATAATTGCGATTCTGGTTCAGATAAACATTACATCATAGACGGTTATTTAATTAAAAAAGATGATGGAAAATTTGCTGTAGTATTTAGAAATGATGGTGGAAACTATAACTATAACTATTTAAAAGATACTACATATAAAACAAAATATCCTGAAATACAATATAAGATTAAAGTATCAATAAATGCTATGAATGATATGTATCTTGTGAATTCAGGATTAATAGATACACCGAATGATAATTTAATTGGATTTAAAATAACACGTAATGGACGAAATGTTACAACACATAAAGCACGTAAATTAGGTAGTATTGACACATCTAATTGTCCATATAGAAGTAAAGGATTGCGTATTAACTTAGAATTTATTGATGACAATACTAATACAGACTTATTTGACGCAGATTTTACAATATCATCATTGAAAGATATTAATGAGGCTAGTTATCATTATTGGAAGCCTAGTTTACAAGAGAGTTTGAATCAAATTGGTCAACGTGCTACTTCTAATTATAGTTCTCGTAAACTATCCGAAAAAGATGCTGCAGACTATAAATTAAAAAAAATATTTAGTAATATAGAACAAAACTCTCTTAAATTTACTGAAGAAGAGACCGTATCCAATATAAAAATAATAGATAGATTAAAGAATGATAAAAAATATTCTTCAGATTATGATAATAGTGATATTCCACCATTTAAATATGATGGGCGTAATGGAATGTTTAAAAAATTTATAGCTGAAACATATAGTATATTAAAAACTAAACTAGATAAAAGAAAATTAATGTTAGAAACCCCTACTAATTATTGCGATATTTGTAACGAAGTTAAGAGTGTTTGTGGTTGTTGCGAACAATGTAAAAAAACATCGGATGAGTGTGATTGTTGTAAATCATGTAATAAAACATCCGATAAATGTGCTTGTTGTAAAAAATGTAAAAAAAAATTAGATGATTGTGATTGCTGTAAATCATGTAAAACCATAATTTCTAAATGTATTTGTTGTAAAATATGTTCAAAATCATTAGATAATTGTGAATGCAGTGAAGTAGAAGAATGCGAAATATGTTCAAAATCATTAGAAGATTGTGAATGCAGTGAAGTAGAAGAATGCGAAATATGTTCAAAATCATTAGAAGATTGTGAATGCAGTGAAACAAACGATTTTGAAGATAAATTGGAATTCATATTTATGAAATCTAGAGAATTTCAAGTCTATGTAGATAAAATTAAAGAAAATAAAAATAATGATTTAATAGATACACTTTATAATTTATTACAATAGTTTATTAGTATTTTTTGATTTTACTTTTTTAGTTTTTGATTTTACTTTTTTGAAAAAGTATTTTAGTTTTCAACAAATAAAATATTTTTTGTTGTTTTATCGGTGAATACGACCATACATTTACCAAATCCTTTTATATCTTTATTTTTCATTATTCCTATATAGCATAAACTGTTTTTACTATGTTCATTAACGCCAGCCGAAAAACAACTCCCTTTATTTTTTTCCATATTGTTATAATGTAGTAACCAATGTTTATCGATGATACTTTGTGCATGTTTGTCTAGTAAGAACCCTTGGTTTTTATTTACTCTATCATTTTCGATATATTTTATAACTTTAATCCAGTCTTTACTGTTTTCTTTTGAAATAAATTTATTTTTAATATTTTTTTTTATTATAGGAATAAGGTCCTTATTAGTTTTTAACACATTCAAATATCTCGAAACATCCATTATAAGTGGGATTTTTCCTTTTAATTTTGTTTTTTTTGTGGTAGGATTTCTAGATAATTGTTGGCTAAAATTAATACTCAATTCTTGTTGATTTATAAAATCTTTAAGTTTAATAGTTGGGTCCTCTAGTGCTTTAACCTCACAATTTGTATATATTTCGGTTTGAAGAAGTTGGAATCGTAATATATCTTTTAAAATAATTTCGTCGCCATACATTCTTCGGGGCTTCATATTTAAACCAGCGATACGTTGGTATTTTTGCGAAGATGAACCAATATCTTTATCTTTTTTAAATATTATTTCATCCGTAATATTTAATCCACACCCTTTAATACTAATACCTCTTAAGACCATATTATGGTCTACAAATATAAATTTATTACCTTGTTTTGTGTTGATTATTCTCTCTATATGTTTAAAACAGTCTTGTAATGTCCATTCATTTTTTTTAGTGTCATGTCTTGGTCCGTATATAGGAGAATTTAAAATAGTAAATTTACCACCATTATTACTCGTTGAACCGTTAAATATAAATACAACTAATCCAGGTATTTTATTTGCTAACATAATTGCGGTTTCTTCTTGGCGAACATTTATAACTTCACTATAAAGATGCCCTATAAAATGTGTATCATGGTTTAAAGCAAGTTCAATAATTTTTTTAATTACAAAATGAATATTGTCTATACTAATATTTTGTTGCAACTCTTCTTCTAAAATAAATAATTTAACACTCGGATGACCAATTCCACTCCATGTATCACTCGGTGGTTTGAAAATAATATCACTTATGCTTGGTTCTAAAAAACTTCCGGGAATATTCCCTAATGTTGTAGCTGATACTCCAAATATATTAGTAATTTTTGTAGGATGAAACCTTAAAATTTCAGTATGAATATTAAATAATTTACTTGAATCTTTTTGTGATTCGGGTATATCAATTTCATCATACGCAAAAGATATTTTTTTATCATTCATATATGCTAATGCACATACTTTTTCAAATGTAATTTTCATACTCGAAGAATTATATAAACAAACAATTATATCAACATCATTACTATCGGTAATATTCCCAGATGATTTAAAATCCCTAATATATTTTATATTTAATGGCTTAATATTATTTTTTACTAAATATTCATTAAACATATTAAATCTATCTTCTAGCTGGTCCTTTTGATTATTAAAATTCATCAAACAAATAACACATATATTTTTATCTATTTGTGTCGAAAAATAACTGTATAAACATAATTCAAATGTTCCTCCAGACTGTTCGAATTTAGTTATAATAAATTGATTAAATTTAGTATCCACTAAATATTTAGATAAATATTTATCAAAACAATGTATTTGTCCAAATTGTTTAGGATACTTTAAAACTACTTTAAGTGTTTGAAAATCCCTAATTTTGGGTTCATCCAATACATATTTTTCTATAATTTTATCAATTAGAATATCAGGGTCTTTTGGTGTAATTTTATTTATTGAACGTTTTATGTTATCCCAATGATCCGTAGATTCAATTTCTTTAAAAGGCATACGTTTTTTTTATAAATTACTTTTTTTTAAAAGTAAATAATTAATTCAATTTTAAACTTTTTCATAAAAGTTTAGACAAAAACAAACTTTTAACAAAAGTTTTAACAAAAATAAATAATAGTTTTTGATTTTACTTTTTCCTAAAAAGAAACTTTTAACAAAAGTTTTAACAAAAA